CTCGGTATCTGTGGGAGTACCCCTAAGTACTCCTGTGAGTACCCGCATACGTCGACCACCATTGATATACCAAACAGTAATATAGTTCTTTTTCTTTAGAATCGAAAGCCATTTCTGGACATTGCTTTTAGATGTTCCCGTCTCCTCTGCCAGACTTTCGTTGCTTCTAAAATACTCGCCCTTAGCACTTCTCTGCCTGTCTGCAATAGCGAAGTAAACAGCGAGTCCGTAAGGCTTAATACCGTCAGCAACTAAGTCGCGTACGTGAGCCGTTGGAGTTGTAGAGTATGCCCTCACATCATTAGCAAAGCATAAGCTACTGGGCTGAGTCTGAGTATCACCCGTATTCTGTGCCAGTATAACATTGCTCATGCCCCCACCTCTAGTATTGCGTTGCCTATCAATTCTGGTATCTGAGGAACCACCGAATTGCCTAGCTGTTTAAGTCTGTCCACCCTGTTGGGTACCCCATGAGCCACTCTACCCACGGTGGGTTCAATTGCCCACCGGCATGGGTCGCTAGGGTTTTCGAGTTTCTTTTTAATTCCGCTGGCGAGGAGCCATTGTCTTTCCAATCCCTCGCGCACGGTGTTGGATACTTGGCTCTGTGATGCACAATCTGCAATAGATTCGCTCCAAACTTCACGCCATCCTTTCTTACTACTTGATTCTTTACTACTTTTCTGTCCTTGCATACTACCTCTGAAAAATTGGCAGATGGTGTGGGCCACCGTATCGTTGGGTCTTTCCTCATCGCTGACTTCACCGAGTACGGTATCCCTTCCTGTATCTCTGCTGCTAGGTTCGGTATCGGATGCTTCCGAGTCTTTCCACCTGGATAGCGTTTCTCGTATGCGGGGCTTGTCGCACTCGCCAGAGGGGTGTGCCACAATCCAAATCCTGTCTCTCTGGTGAGGCGCGCCAACGGCACTAGCGGGTATACAATGCCACTCACACATATACCCGATCTCGCAGAGATTTTGTAAGACCAATGTAAGCCCTTTAGATCTAAGGGCTGATACATTTTCAATAATTGTCCACGCTGGCCGTACATCTCCGATGAGTCGAAACATCTCTGACCACAACCCTGAGCGTTCTGCTTTGATGCCTTTGCCTTTTCCGGCACAACTGATATCTTGGCAGGGGAATCCCCCTGTAATGACATCGACCCCGATACCGTCTGCTTTGAGTTGCTCATTAGTAAGCTCCCGAATATCTGTATATTGTTTGACGTTTGCCCAGTGTTTGTTTAACACTTTACGAGCCTTTGGACATATCTCGCAGAATGCAGTTGTCTCGAATCCACCTGTACGCTCTAGCCCTAGTGAGAAGCCACCGATACCGCTAAATAAATCGAGTACGTTGTACTTAGAATGGGATATCGTCATCGATTACGCCAGAGGTTGTAGGTTGACCGAGCAGTTTTATATCTGTAACCTCTTCCCCATAATCGCCCTCTTTTGTCTTGATCTCAACCTTCAAACGGACGAGGTCGAACGCTTCTAATGATGCGAATGCTGCCCAGCCCCTGCTGAGGTTAATCATCTTCCAATATCGATCTATAACGAACGATGGCGCGCTCTCCCCAATGAAGTCGCGCAACCATGTTCCGTCTGTTGTTTTGATTACGATCTTGACAGCGTTTGCCCCTGCCTTCGTCTTTGTAAGTTCTATTGCTACAATTTCAGCGATCATGCTTTTATATCCACCTTCATATTCTTGCTTATCCACAGCTTCGCCTTGTCCCTGGTAAGGTTAGACAAATTGTCGATACATCCCCAATCGAGTAGCCTCTGAAGTTTTAAGTCTCCATCGCTGCACTCGTCGAGGAATGACTCGATTAGCCCGCGTTGCTCTTTGGTTAGCTTCGCTTTTGTTTTCTTCGCGGGTTCTTTCTTCTGACGTTCTATTGCGATCGCTACCTCATCAGCTGAGGCTATAGATTCAGCCGATCCGAACCCAGCGTAAGCCAACGCCCGACCCACTGCTGAAGTGGATGCGTTTTCTAAAGCACTTGTTTTATTTATGTTACTGCTGCCTCGTACTTCTTCCGCATAATCAGAGCCAAGTAGTAGACGATGGATAACACCTTCATCCACAACCGCATCAATATCAAAATGTCCAGAGTATACCCACGCCTTCATGATAATCACCCCGTCCTCATCCTTTATAAGTTCTGTCCTAATCAACCCATCTGGATGAAGTTGCCTAAACAGTTCTAAACGGTACGCAACTGTCGCGTAATCCTTGCCATGAATTGAAACAATGCCCGAAGTTTTAGCCATTTGGATGCTCTAAATCGGTAACGAATAGCAGTATAATGCCTATTATTGCCCCAATTAGTACGATTATATTAACCATGCCTATAAATCGGCAGAATGAGTCGATTTTATGCAGTATTTTATTGTTTCCCCCTCTAATGACAAAAGTCCAAAAGTCCAAAAGTCTGTTATGAAACCGTTACAGCTCTTGAACCATCAAACAGGACGCGCCCACCTCGAGTAAATATCTCGGCTGTTGTGGTCCAAGTCGGCGCGCCCGTTCTTGTATCCAGAATAGCGTCTCTGTAAACGTAAACTTCTCCACATTCGATAGGCGATCCCTCATTCCCCATAAATCTGATTCTTGCACCTGAATATAATGTAATGCTTCCCGTTGCACTCGCCAGGCATCGCATGCTCGAGCTGCTCGCCATCGTGATGCTGGTGTTATTGTTGTTAACTCTCGAAATTTCTGCGTAGCCTCTTCCCGCGATTATTACAACCGTTGGTATATCTGCCATCGTCGCATATGAGCCAGTAATCCGAAGCGTATCTACATCATCATCACAAGTAAAAACAGCTCCACCATGCGCGTCGATGGTAGTCGCGTCTGTTGTTTCTAGCTTTATGTCGTGTCTTGTTCTGTTGATAATTGCAGAATATAAGCCATCAAATATAAACGAGTCCGGTGTACCTGATGTATCATTTATGTATGCCTTAGCTGTTGTGTTATAAAATTCGGTATGTATCCCCGCATGTGGTGAGGAAAAATATGCTTCATTACATATGAACCGTCTAGTACTCGCCTCTGTACCTATGACACCCTTGTAATTTCTGCCTATATATACTTTATCGCATGTTAGTGAGCCATCGTTAACGTCAACGCTTCCCGAATTAAAAAGAGCGTAATCGCTAGACGTTGGTATAGCTCCTGTTGACCAGTTTATCCCCTCGTTTAGATCGCCATCTATGCCCCCCTGCCATTCTACCCGATCCGCTATTGTTACTTCTATCTTTGGTCTATTCGATTCGGTTGCATCCTCACTTGAGAATAATTCAGAGGTACCCGTTGGGGTATCTGACGTATCCGCTGGATCAAAGCATAGGACAATCCAAAGCTCGTCAGCCCTTCGATTTATTGCATCTACAACAAGCTCTTTTATATCTATCGTTTCTGTTGGCGCGTCCCTGCCTACGGTTATGTCGTAATTTGGCTCAGTAAATTGAGCATTGCCTTCGGCACCATCGCCACCAGACCATGAGGTTCCCGTTTCGGAGATCTCCCAAGTTGCTTGGTCTTCTACAAATGTCTGGTCTAGTCGTACGATCTTCATTGTCCTATCCCCGGTACCGCTCGTTCTAAATACTGTTAATGTAAGATTCGCACTAACAATATCAGCTGGAGCTGTGTAACTAGATACATCAAACTTAAATACGCCATGATTACGGTAATATATGCCAAATTTACTAGACTGTCCTACTATACATGTGCTATTGCTGCCATAATTCGTAGTCGGGAAACCCTCTCGTAAACTGGTGTCAGTTTCTGCGTATATTGTGGTAGATGTAGACATATTAGGTAACAGTAATCTCTCGACCTATGTCATAACGAACCTCGCCATCACCTTCCATACTAATTGGGTTCGTCCAAGTCGCATTTTGTAGCCCACTTCGCTCGTCAATAATTCCACCGAATACTGTCGTATTCGTTACGGTAAACGTCGCAGAGGTCGAGTCTCGAGAGTCGAATAAACCACTATATACTGTCAATGTGGTAATGGTGCAGGTGGCTGTAGGCTTCCATCGAATGCGTCCACCGTATTGGTCCAAAGTTGTCACGGTACCCTGATCAAGTACCGCCTCTAACTCACCACCGAACACTGTGATAGTCGGTACCACCTGATTAAGCTCGAGTTTCCCGGAGTCCATCGTTAATGCGCAAGATCCGCCAATGGTCGTGCTGTCTGCTATGTTTAACGTTACCCCATCGGCTCCAATTAGCTCTATGGTTGTAACGATGTTACAGCTGCTGGCGATATTGATGGTTCCGCGACCGCCAAGTATTCGTAGACCCGTGATAGTATCGCTAGAGCCTGATATGTTTAACGCTGCAGCATCTGTACTGGTGTTCTGTACGGTAAGGGTTGTATAGGTACCTTCAAAATAAGCACTCTCGCCAACTCCCGAATAGTCGAAATTAGTCGCGTTTATTTGCATCTTTATATCGCTTGTACCTATTTTGCCAGTAAATTGTTGCCCTACTATGAGGTTCGCAAGATCAATAGCAGAACCATCGTAGCCCACAATATTGTCGGCTGTACTGGTTATGTAAACGGAATCGGTAGATACTGGTACCCCGCTGGGATCCCAGTTCCCGCTTTCATTCCAGTTGAGATTTGTCGTACCTGTCCACGTCTTAGTTGCCATTGTCTTTATCCTCGTATGGTATTAATTTATTCAATAATTCCTTGCGTTTCTCGCAGCCCCCGCAAGGCTTGACCTTGCCCCTGGTGATCTTGTTTATAATTTTCTTAACGGTATCACCGAAGCCCTTGCTCTTATGTTTTTTTATCCCCAGCATCTTTTTCGCTTTTTGGACGTTTGGCTTGTCTGTATTCTTTTCGCAAGCCAGCAAACATACGCCAAAACTCGGTCGCTCGTATTCATTGATAGCACAACACCCGCCACCTTTAACGCCACAATCCTGCCAATGTTCGCATTTGACCATCACGCTATTGATATTTGCATCTCGCCAGCGTAAGATTGGCAAGTTATTCTGCCATACCCACCAATACCCGAGGGAGTGGATGCATAAAATTCTGCATCACCGCAACACTGATGAGTTTCGCCTGTTGGACAAAATACATGACTACTATAATTATACATGTCGCTCATCTCATTCCAGCATAACGTAGATGAGCCATCACAACTATCATGATCAGAAGCCTTGTACGCATCTGCAAACGTATAATATGTTAGGCTGTCAGTTGCGTTGTATCCTGCTACATTAACACCTATTACAAAACCCTTGCATTTAGACGGGGTAATGTCGTCTGGTCCTGTACTACACGGAGCAAGGATTGAAGAGCAAAGGTTAGTTAATCCAGGAAGCCAGCCCGGCAATATGTACACTATAATACGCATCCCATCCCATGAAAACTCTCTAGGAACATCGCAATTTATACCAACACTGGTCATATAACTCCACGCGCTACCCGTATCTATTTCACCTCTAAATGAGCAAGAACCTGACGAGGACTCTGTTAACGTAACTTCGGTACTCACCCCCGGTACAGTGTAATTTTCACAAAAGCAAACAGTATCTCCGTCCACAATATGGCAGCATCGAGCAACACGCTCCACCGATGGCGTTGTGATTGTTGCAACTACTGTGGAAGGACAAACTGTATCGTATGTAGAACCTGTGCAAAAATTTGTGAACCAATAACATATGCAACTAGGACAGTCATAATCCTCAGAGCATGGTTCACCACAAGAACGTACTCGTCTGTAGCCACTCATGAACAACTTCCATCGTGAGCATTGCCCATCGAAAAGATGTATGTAACACTTCCCTCGTCATCCTTTACCTCAAACATAACGACCACAGTATCTATCTTATCCTCGGTGGCGGAAGCTAGTTGTCCTATTGCCATCGGTTCAAAGTTGTCTGGGTAATTGGTTGCGTCTACTACAACGCCCGGAGATACATCATCATCAGTATTCGCAGCTTCGCAGCCATTTAACGCGAAACCCGATTCAAAAGAACCAGATTTCCCGTCTTCCTTCGGTATAAACGAGGTGCCATCTGTAGCGTCTACGATTACCTGAGTCCAGGCGTACTTGTATCTATTATCTTCTCCTGCTATCTCTTCATTGTCTGTAATCTTCGCTAAGAAGGATATCGATTGTTTCCCCCCTCCAGGCTTTACTTGTCGCTCATCTCTGGGAAACGTACTTTCGTATGATCTGAGCATACGCATAATACGCTCCCAAAGTAGAGGCGTAAGTTTGCCTAAACCTGTCGAGATGTTTGGATATTCTGGCATTACATCGGGAGAAAGTCGAAACTGGTTGTCTCTGCAAAAGGCTGTACAAAATAGACCTCTACTGGTGGGGTGGCTGTCTCATCAACTACCGCGTTTCCGTCATTATCTCGTTCTGGAATTTGTCGAAGATGGTACCATTTATCCCATGCAAGGCTGTACTCGATTTCGTTTACACCGTCGCGCGTATGGTTAAGATTCGTGCCAGTAAACAGCACTGACCCCGCGTTAAATCCTTGCCAGGTTGATGCGTTGCGTTTGCCTACTCTACTAAGATATTGCCCACCCGTAAACATTCCGCTGGTTTTCTCTCGTAGTCTAATATCAGCCGTTGGTAAAGCCATTGATACAGGTAGACCACCAGAGGATTGATTCGTTCCCCCTATATCGTCAGTGATCGTTGGGGAGCTTACATCTTCCGGGATCGTTGGATTACTTCGCCAAATGTCTATAATGGTTAAGCCTACCGTCATGCTGTATCCCTGCAATCCTTCAGGTAGTGATTGATCACCCCCACCGCCCCCGCCAGGTATATCTGTAGGTTCATGAGCTTTATAGTTCCAAATAACAGTCCAGGCATTAGCCCGATCATCTGATACGGTTATGTTCCAATTATTCGCAAATAGTCCCGCCGAATCTGGATGTGGCGCGCCTAGTATTGGCATGCCTGACGCAAATATAATATCGTCGACCGTTAGGTTTAAGCCACCATCATCGTAGACAAAGAATGACCGACTCCCAGAACGTGAACCCTCCTCTGACTGCGTTATCTTTTTAGTTCCAGCTAGCTCAACTAATACAATGCTCACTGTAAAGCCCCCCCGCCATTTGTTGATACAGCTGCTAGTATTTCCTTGCTTGTTTGCAGATGTTTCTTTTCGACGTTAAGGGTATTTTCTAGTAGTCTGGTCTGTCCATCACCCTCAACCTTGAAACCCCCTATCGCTGTCTGAAGGCTCTCAACGGCACCCTTCATATCAGGGGAAACCATCTCTATTTGACCGGCTGCCCCTAAGTCAAAACCCTCACCCATCATATTTTCCCTGAGACTCTTAAAGAAACCGGGAACCTTGTCTAAATTCCACCCTTCCGATAGTGTTTTTAGAAGATCGTCAGCTGTCTCATCCGCTTGCGTTTGTAGACTGATTCCCATCTCCTTGAGCCAATCGGAAGCAGACCGATCGACCTTCGTATCAAGATCGCCCATAATACCGAACACGTGACCGAATGTTTTAGTAACTACGGACGCTGTTTTTAAGATGGACGCGATTGTATTTGCACCCATAGCATCTAAGCCCCTGCTAGCATTCTCGGCAAGCCATGACAGCACGCCACCCGTAACCGATGCTGTCTTTAACGTCAACGTAAAGAAGCCGTGCATTAATGTCTCTATTTTATTAACTACCCAGCTCGCACCACTTAATACTCCAGCCCAAACTTGTAGAACCGCCCATTTGTAGCTTTGCCATCCTATTGTTATGGCTCTGATTACGTCAAGAACAGCAGCCCCTAGATAGAAAAACGCTTTAACAACCCACTCTGCAACTTTACCCATACCACCCGCATTCTTTACAAATTCGATTATCTTGTTCGCTATCGTTGTAAGTATTGGAGCAAACTCTACCGCTAATTGGTTGCCCAATGATGACCATACTAGACCAATATCCGCCCATGCGTCGTTAGCCTTCTCTACCATTTGAGACTGTTTGTCCCCGATGACCACGCCAAGCTCCTCGAGTTTTTTAGACATCGCATCAACGCCAGCACTACCATCTTTCATGGTTACTATAAGCTCTTGACCAGCTCTGCCAAACATTTTATAAGCAAGTATCCCGGCTCTCTGTGAGTTTGTTACCCTGTTTATAGAATCCGCAATTACTCCAAACATCTTTTCTGGAGAGAGCTTTTCGAGGTCCTCGGCTTTAAGCCCAAGCTCCCGTATCGCATCGCTAGCCTCGCCTACTCCGAAAACCAGAGTTTCGCCTACGCCCCTCGTCATCTTAGCGATCGCCTTATCCATCTTTTCGATAGATACCCCGCCAAGCGTAGCCATATGTCTCAATACCTGAATAGATTTAATACTTGAGCCGATGTTCTGCGCCAGCTTCGCCATCGTATCGACCGCTTTTAGACCCTTGACTGTAAACGCAATAATCGCAACCAACGCAACACCGCCAAGAATGGCAGCAAACTTGCCGACCTTCATTGCCAACCGCCCGAAGCCTTTAGCCATGCGCGTAATTGTGCTTCGCACCCCCATCATCTTTTTAGAGAATCCAGCTGTTCGTGCCTTCACGTTAATGAATAAACTACCGACTGTTGCCATGTTGCCCCGCTATTGTTTCAAGAATTGCCTTCATATCGTCTTGTGTTTGGTCTTGTTTCCCGTCTGCGTATGGCATAAAGTCAATGGGCTGGAAAGCCCGACCCTTGCCACTGTTCGCGTTTGCGATTGTGCATGCAATGATGCCAGCCTGTAAGTCATCACGTTGACAACCCCACGGGTCTAGTGCATAGTACGCCATCCACTCCGCAAGCTCGAGACTATCAATTCTGGCAAGCATTTCCCGGACAGTCATGCCCAAAGCAAGAGCAAGCCTGAAGTAAAATAGCCGTTCAGGTCGGCTCGTTAATTTCCCGTGATGATCTCTTGCGCGTCTGAATTTGAGAAGCCATTGAGTCGCTGAGCTACCGCAAATACGCGGTCCAGCGCAGCTGCCGATTTCTCACCCAGTGCCTTGACATCTGCATCTGTAAATAGACGTTTACCCTGATCGTCAACGATTGTTAGAACAGCAAAGCGCGCTCGAACATTGTCGAGATTTAGCTTGCCCTTCTTACCCTGCATCGACTGTTCGAATGAATCCCGTTGTGTGCCTGTAAGCGTAGAGACCCAAATTTCCCCATTCCACTCTGGCACCTGTACAAGTTCCCTGGGCAGATCGTCCGTTTTTAGTATCGCTTCTCTATTTAGCACTATGTGGCAACCGTAATCGCGCCAGATACTCGGATTGTTATAGATGCAGTGATTTTCTCGTCAATAGCAACCGACGCGCTAAAGCCAACGATTATGCCCTGGAACGCAAACGTCGAATAGCCATCATCGGGAAATGTGATTACACATGGCTTCTCGACTGGCGCGCCTGTTGCTGCTGCAGACCACGGATCCTCGAGGTCTGAATCAGCATTTGGGTCGTACATTATTTCGAGGGTCATCTCTCCAGAGTCAACCGTTCCCGCTAAGAATGTCCGATGAACAGACTCAATACCCGTCGTGTCAATTGTTGCTGTGGTTACGGAAGGTGTACTGATACTCAGTACATCTGCAACTGCTCCCCCGTCATACGAAAACGTCGTACCATTACTAAGTATAGCCATTGGATTAAATCCCCCTTATTGGTGCCATATTACAAAATCTAAAATAGTTCTAAAAAAACCGAAGTCACCGCCCGGCTCGTTTGTTTCGTCGATGTCTACTGCACTCTCGAGCCGTAGACTGTTGATTGTTTCGCCCTCGGTAGTTCCCGTGTAATTGATGAGCGCACTCTCTACCGCGTTGCGTAATGTCTTGGTATCGCCATAGGTCTTATCGAATACTTCTACAGATAGCCTGGTTCGTCTAATACCGCCCTGCGTTGCCAGTGCCTCGTTAGTTTCCTCGAATATGTTTTGGTATACGATGGCTGGTACAGCTGTGCCTTGTGGTCTACGCTGTGGAAAGACTCGAGACGATACTAAACCCGTAACCGTCCCGTCTGCTATTAGAATGGAGCGTACTGCTTTCTCGAGACTCATAACGTACCCGCCTTCATAATCTCCTCTTTAAGTACTCGCCGAAATTCATCGATTACGTTCTCTTTGTTTCTCTCAAATACTCGAGTCATAAATCTATTCGCGCTATTATTAGGTCCACCCCATTCGACGAGGTTAGCATGTGGCGCGCCCAATTTACCCCGTGACCTCGAGTACAGTCTCCCCTCAAAGATTCCGCTACCCCTCATAGAAACCTTCGTAGTGATTGATTTCTTTAGCCTTCCCGTTCTTACTGGTGCTGTTTCTTTAGCCTCTTTTTTTAGGCTGTTCAATGCTCTACGCATTGATTTCCTCGCAAGGTTACGCTGCACGTTCGCGGGTAATTTCTTGAGCCTACGCTCGAGTACCTTGTCCCCGGTTAATGTGACGCTCATGTTGTCACCTCTTTAGCCAGTATCTCGAGAAAGATGTTCCTCTCGTTCCAATTTCTAACCGATTCAATTTGGAATACCCTGCTATCGAAGATGATACGGTTCTGTTCGCTTATTCCTGACCTGTATCTGACAAGGATGGAATGTGTCACTACTCCCGTTAACTCTGAAGCGATCGTTTCCTCTCGCCCTGAGATGGGAGAGATGCTAGCCCAGACACTTGCTAGAGTTGTCCAGGAGTCGCTGAGATCACCGTAATCATCGTAAGTAGTTCCAACGGTTTCGATGTCTACGCGATGCCTTAATCGCCCGGCTCTCATACCGCGCTTCCATCTTTCAGTGACCAGATTAGCGTTTGCAATGCCATCGGCACCTCATGCAATGCAATGGGCGCATTGGATTCTCTATTCTCGAACCAATTCGAGGCTAATAACTTGATGGCTGTAAGAGCTGTATCTGGAACGTCGGTA